GATGCTCAATAGTGAAGTCGGACGCCTTGAGGCGCGAGCGCAGGGTACTCTCTGGAATACCCAATGCTCGCGCAGCAGGGCGAATACCGCCGTGAGCGGCTACGGCATCGATAAGATCGGTCATAGTCACTCAAGAATTAAGCTGGGCAGCAAACTCGCCGCAAACAAGATCCGGCGCGACGCAAGGAAAGGAGCTAACCGGGCACCCTTCCTCGTAGTCATAGGTAACCGTTGGTGGGAATCTGCGGCAGTACCACTGCGCGGAATCCTCGGTTTCGTAGAGCCAGCCGTGACGGCATGATTTACACGTCGACGTTGGCTCCGCTGGCTCGATCTTCACCGTCTTCCGCGCCGCCATCACGCCACCTTCCCGCGTAGCTCGTCCAGCCAACGAATCAGCGACGCGCGCAATGCAGGATCAAGGTCGCGGATGCGCTCGATGTGGGCTTCGAGCTTGTCGATGATCTCTTGGGCGGTCATGCTGAATCCTTCCCGGAACCTCCGGGCAGGCTCCCGTTGCGAGAGGCGTGATCCGTGAAGGGCTGAGCAGCCGGATCAGCGGTGAACAATTCTTCTGCACGCTTGCGCGCTTCCGACCAGCCAGGCTTGCAATGCAGCGTCGGACGTTTGCCGCGCTTCTCTGCATTGGCTTCGGCGGCTTGCTTCTGCTCCAGTACGCGCATTGGATCGCCGTACTGGTAGGAGGGCAGAGCAGTGGAGCGCATGGCGGCCAGAAATGGAAAAAGCCCGCTGGCTTTCACCTAGCGGGCTGATTTTGGGCGCTTTTTCGCTGCCACGTGTCTATAGTGGCACAAACTTTTTGGGATTGCAATGAATTTTGTAGGCTCGATGCGACACCGCCTCAGAATGCCAGTTATCACGGCCCCAGTAGCGCCCTTCTCGCTCTTTCCTAGCTTGCTTTTCGGCTCGCTTAGGGTCGTGATAGTCGATTGAATTGCCCAACTTGGTTGTCAAGTAAACATTACCGACTTTATATGGGCCTTCATCGCCTTTCCGAGCCATACATAGTTCATTCGTGCCGCGACCTCGCATATGGAAATAATCTTTCCAGATCGTCCACCATTCGTCGAAGGTCATCTCGAAACCGATTTCACGCTCTTTGGCTCCCTTGCGATGCAGCAAGAATGCTTGGCGCGGATCGCGCAACCCCTTTTCCTTGCAATAGGTGCGAGCTTCAGGAACAAGACTCTCGCCACCTTCGTAGATTCTCTGCTTTCCCATATCAACCCCCATCCGAAACGGGTATACAAGCCCCTGCGAAAAATATTTTTAGTCACCGAATCCTTCGTACGGCTTCCGGCCTAATGCGTCCGCCATGCGCCTCACCAGCTTCTGCGCCGTCTCTTGCCAGTCGGGGCGTTCCTTCTGGTTGTACCGCCCGTCATGATAGGTCGCATATTCGATCAACTCGGCGGCCTCGCGTAGCAGGTCAGGATGGTCGGTTGATTGACACGGATTGCGCGGCATGAACGACAGATCGATAAAGCACTCGCCGAACGCGACGCTCAACGTGTGCGCCATGCGCCCATGCTCTTTCAGGGATGGCGGTCCACCAACTTCTTTGAGCGCGAATTTCGTCACGATTTCCTTAATGACGACCTCGGGAATGCTCGGCGTCTCCACCCACGGCACGCAGATCAGATCCATGTCGCGCCCAAGCGATCCATGAATCGCCAGTGCGTAGCCATGCTTCCGGGTAATCTCGGCCAATTGCGGATACAGCGCGCAATAGACCGGTGCGTAATTTGCGTCTTTCATGCCGACACCTCCATTAGCCTCACGCCCGCATCGAGCGTCTGCCGGATCATATTCGCCGTGCCGCGCCCACCGGGGAAGGCAATGACTAGATCCGGCTTCTCCTCCAGCATCAACGCATTCCGAATCGGTCCCGCGCGCCGTCCGTGCTTCTCCCACTCGGCGTTAACCGTGAGTAGTTCCATGTGGCCGCCCTTAACCTGCATTCCCCATCGGAATGCCAGATCGTCAGCGCCCTTGGCGCCGCCCTGAATCAGGACAGTGATTGGCGTCTCGGCGTGAATTGAATCGAGCGTTGAGAATACGCGCTCACGGTCTTGATAATCGCGTCCACCGCATACGATCACCTTCACGCCACCACCTCCACAATCTTGATCAGCCCGCGGGCCACGAATTTGGGGTAAAGAAGCTCCTTCGCTTCTTGATAATACGTATGGGATTGCTCGGCAGTCAGGCGAGGATTAGAGAACACGGTAACGCCGCAGCGCTTGTTTTGCATGGAAGTCTGGATGGATGCTCGATGCTCCCACTTCGGCAGGGCGTCCACGCAGACTTCCACGGTTTCACTCGTGCGCTTCCAAATCTTCTCGTCGGCTACCTGGGCTTGCTCAATCACATTCAGCGAGCTTTTCCCAGATTCGCAGTCGCGAAATGTTGGCGAGCAGCGTGGCGCGCCCAGCGATGGGAAATACGCGGATTGCCATCGGTGCCACGAAAGCAAGAGTTCTTCGACCTGCTCAGACTGATCTTGCGTCATCGCTAACTCCCATTGCGGATTTTGTCAATTATATCATTAAGCACTACTACTTGCTTGTGGTTCCTTGTCAAGCACTACAGGTTGCGCTTCATCCCCTCATCCTTCCCGCTCACTCCCCAAACCAAGGCGCTCAGCACCGCAAAGACCAGCAAAGTGGCGGGCCAGTGCTCGCCTAAAACAGTGCCGAGGGCGTCGATCATTTCGGTTCCAGAGGCACGATCAAATGCCCGAACGTATCCGAGCCAATGTCTCGCGGATCGCGCATTTCGCCGGTCCACGGGTTGTAGATCCATGCTATCTGCCCATGCCAGTTACGATACTGTTCAGCATGGCTTGGGTACGGGCGCGGCATGCACGTTGCTGGGTCGTACCGCATTACTTTCAATTGGCTCATGTGTTTTCCTTGTCAAAATCAATCACATCCTTGATGCGGCTCTCCAGCGCCTCAGCCTTTCCGGGCCATCCGCCTTGTCGAAGCATCCCGCAAACACTGTCTGCATACAGGACTACGTTCTGCGTCAGTTGATTGCGGTCTCGCAACGCTCGTACCTCGGCGATTAGGGCTTTGACTTCTGATAGGTGAGTAACGCCGGCATTAGCCATGCGTTCCATTGCGTCGATGTCGATCATGCTTCCTCCAGCTCGGGTTGAGTTGCTTTCTTGAGACGCCGGACTTCAGCGCGGTAGTGGACTTTCATCTCTACGATTTCGGGAATGGTGAGCTTTAACGGGGGATGCGGGCCTTCTAAGCGCTCCACCTCTGCTAAGCCGATCTTCTTCACTAGGTTGACGCGGTATCGAACGAGGTCGCCGGACAGGTGCACGTTGCATGGATCGCATTGCTTGTGCACGTTGGCCGGATCGAAGCGAAGCGCAGGGGACGAGCCGCGAGACATAAAGTGACCGGCGTCCCATTGGCCTCTCCATGAAGCCGGACGCCCGCATGAGATACACGGCTGCCCCGCATCCCGCATCCTGATCCATGCATTGAATGCCGCCTGCAACTCCTTCAAATGCTGCCCGCGCGTCTTGGCTTTCTCTAGTGCCTGGCGGATGGACTTTCTTTCCTCCCGCTTCGCCCGAGCCTCTTTCTGTGCCCGCTGTTTAGCGGACCATGCCGCGGCACAGGCGGGTGAGCACACGGACTGCATTGAACGCTGCCGCTGGAACACGACGCCGCAGGACCGGCATTTGCGGGGCTTGAGTTCGTTGCGGGTCATGCTGCGATCCTCCCCGCGATAACGCACATGAATACAGCCACAAACCACATGATGGCAACCGCCCATTTCGGCAGGATGCGAACAGCGCAGATCGTCGCGAGGATGGACCAGTAAGCGGCGGTGTTCATGCCACACCTCGCGATTGCATCCACTTCATGTATGGGCCGCGAACTTTCGACTTGAACAGCGCAGCCGCACTCTCGGAGTTATCCAGATCGGCTCGACTCGCGACGTTGCAAGTGAAGCGAATCCAGTCGGCCGCGCCATCGGCATCCTGTTCTTCGCAGAATTCTTGGAAGGTGGGCAGCTCGCACAACATAGCCGCCTCTTTAGCTAACACTCCACCTTTTGGCTTCTCCGGCTCACGCTGCGCCGCCCGATCCTGCTCAACCGCCGCTTCGTTCGTGATGCGGGCGAGGGCTACAGGCGTACCAGGTGCGCCGAAGAGGGCGAATGCCTGCTGGGCGAAACGCGGTTCCACGTCGATCTGAATGCGGAAGGTGCCGTCCGCCATGGTGCGGATCATGCTGCTTGCACCAAGTACGGCGCTCATGTCGTCACTCATCACACCCCCTCACCAATGCGTCGCAAATCACCGATAGCGCCAGGAGCGCTACGATCCCGAGCAAGTAAATTGTGCCGTCGCTCATAGGCCCTCCGGGATTGAGTTCAGGGCGAACAGCGCGATCAGCGCCCAGAATTGCCAAGTGCGGATCGTGATCTTTCGCTTCGCCAGGATTAACCCAAAGGCCGCGCCGAGAGCGCCACGCCAGATCAGGAACAGAATGTGGGGAGTCATGCCCACCTCCCGACGCAGAAAGAGGCCACAATCGCCATCTGCACAGCCCACCACGTTGCGCTACCCGGGCCAATACGGCGGTTAGCCAGAGCCGTTGTGGCGCCTACTACTGCGGCGGCTAGAAAGAGACCGCTTGCGTTCATGCTTGTGCTCCCTCGAAAAGATCGCCGATCGCCTTTCGTGCTCGGCGCGTTGCCGCGGCGTTGGCTTTGTGATGCTCCGCGTCGTAGGCCAGGTGACAGCGCTGGCACCACGCCCGCAGGTTGTCGTCTCGCACGTCTTCAGGAATGTGGTTAAGGTGAGCGATGGTCAGAACGACCTTTGTCCATTTGCAGCCGCAGTACTCGGATGCCTTGCAGTAACCGAGCAGGCGGCCGTCATCAGCCGCGTAGACTTCGCCTTCGCCCTCGAAGCGCTGGAAGGTGCCGGCGTCTTTGTCGGTTCCACGAACGATCATGTCGCCATTCGAGACGAAGCACTGCTCGCAGCGGTTGCCAGCCCGCGCCAGAATGCGTGCGCGGATCTCAGGCCAGTTGCCCGGGTATCTGCTGCGGTTCTCTGGTTTGATCGGCATTACGCTGCCTCCCGGTTGCTCTCGGCGATCATTCGCGCATCCGTCTCGCGTGCTGCGTGCTCGGTCATGGCGGGGTCGCACAACCATTGCGACGGACGATCATCGCCTTCGGGATAGGTGCGAATGAACGTCAGCAGCATGACGATGTTGCAGAGGAAGTGCCCGCGATGGGGGAGACCGGATTCCGGGTCCAGTTCCTCGCCTTTCATCATCCCGAATAACAGGTGACGTGCGGCGCAGGCGAGGGGAACGCTCCACTGCATTCCCTTGGCCCAGTTCCATTCGGCGTATTTGCGACGCCCATAGTCGAAGACAGCCGCGCATTCTTCCCACGCTGAACCGACCAATTCAATCGACTTGCGGAGATATTCAGCTTCCCCGCCTTCTTGAAACTGCGCGAGATTCCAGAGTGCGCCGATCATTGCGTTGAGCGGATCGTCTTCAGGCGTGACGAGCTCGAATTGCTCCGCGATCAGGCGCAGAGGGATGAGTTCGATTGCCACCTTGCCAGTGTTGTACCGTGCGCCCGAGCCGCGGGCATTCGAGTTGATATCACCAATGCTCACACTGCCTCCGCAATCAGTTCTTCCAGGTTGAACACTTGCATTCCAAGCCGTTGCGCCACCAGATGCTCAATTCGCGCGCCGAACGAGGTTTCCCAGCCAGGGAGCATGCAAATGGCTGTGCATCCCTGCATGGCGCGAATGTCGGCGGTGATGCAGTCGAGCCAATCGGCTTCGGGATCGTTATTGATGGCGACCGGGTTCACGACGTCCCAGCGAAGATTGCGCAGGCGGACGGCAGTGCGGTTGAACAAGGGCCAATTAAGGCGGGGAAGGCCGCTCATTGGACCCGAGATATAGATGCGACCTTTCATGCAACCTCCGGCGTTTCTTTGATCTTTCCTTGCACGAGAATCCAGCCGATGAAGAACGTGATGGCGACGGCAACCATGTTCGTCCAGACCATCAGCCCAATCGTTGCTACCGTGGTCATGTGCGCGTACAGCGTGTAAATTCCAGACTGCTTGCTGCGCCTCACCACGGGGACGAAAAGGCCAGCGAACATCATCAGCACGGCGAATGTCCAAAACACGAAAACGAGGAACGACCGCGCCGCTTCGATGTGTTGGAATTGCCACAGATAGAAGCATCCAAACAACAGGGCGTCGGTGGATAGTGCATAGGCCCATTTCTTCACTCTGCCTTCTCCGGTTCGTCATAAAGTCCAAGCTCTTCCGCGTTCGCCACCATCCTGTCGAGAGCGGCTTCGCGTGCAGCTTGATCGATAGCCCGCGCCTGCAACTCCGACACGCAGCGAATCAAGTCGTCCATGCTCCCCGCGTGCAATTTGTGCTTGATGGACATGAACTCGTAGAGTTCCTGGGTGGTGGAGAAGCCTTTGATATCGCGGATGTTCATGCTGGCTCCTTCAATTCTTCGATTACCTCGTCGTCGATGGGGATGCTGCTGATGGGGCGAAGGTTCTCATCGGCGCATGGGGCCTCGTAATCGTCCGAAAGCCGGAATATCCCTTGGTACGAAACGCGACCAAGGGGCCTTGAGGAGCGAACCATCCACGTGAAGCTGTTGTTGTCCGATAGGTAGTCCATTCCGTGGATCGCGGGACGAACAACCTCGACAATGCGGCCGATGTTTTCCTTTACGTGGAATGCCGATACCACGATTGCCATGTCTCCTTGCTTGACGTTCATGCTGCCGCCCCCAGCTCGTCCGAAGTGTCCATAGTCTGCCGATACACATGCGACGGCAGCACAATCGCCTTGACCGCCTCGCATGCGCCGAACAGGATGGCGATGAAGGGATCGCGGGTGATGGGGCGCGCATGGAGTGCCTTTGCCTGCTTTGCGTGATAGCGATGCATCTGAAAACTCTTTTTGGCTTCCTCACTGAGCACGTGGCCGACACGCCGACCGGACGTGCGCGGCAGCAAACCCAGCTTCTGGGCGCGCTTCTTGACGCCATCCGCCGATCGATTCATGTCCGCGCCGATCATTTCGGGCGTATCTCGCATCCATCGATCACGGAGTACCGCGTCTTCTTCGGGAGTCCAGCGAAGGAGAGTCATACTATCACCTGTTTGATGAGAACGTTGAAAGGGTTTTGCGTCTGTCCGCTACGAATCAGGGCGCGCTTGAACTTCGTGCGCTCGTAAGCCAGATGCTTCCGCTTCGATTCCGTCAGGCGCTTGGCGTCGGGCTTGTTGCCGTATGCGTACACGGCCGGCGCATGCGTTTTCGACGTCCCGTATTCGAAACGAAGGATGTAGACCTCTTTGTTCTGGGCCTTGCGGCAGGTATTGACCGAGGTTCGAACGGTTTCCGTGTGGGCACCGAGTTCGCGCGCCAGCTCGACAACCGTCATCGGGCCGATATCCCGCAGCAGGCGCTTCACTCCTTCCTGAACGTGTGGTTTCGGTGCCATTTACGCCGCCTCCTTCAGTTCGCACTCGCTGGCCGCGTACATGTAGCCAGCGTTAGCGCGTTCCGTGATCGCCTGGAGCGCCTTCTTGATCTCGGCTCGCTTCGCAAGGGCGCACTGCTGGTCATGCAAGGAAAGCGCTATGCGAAGATGCTGGATGCCATCGCCGTCGAACGCCCAGCGCCCGGTACGATCAGCGCGGTACTTGCAAGACATCAGAGACTCCATCGCGCGCTTGATGTCGGGGATGAACTCCTCGCCGTAGCCTTGTTCAGCCAGCACGAGGGCGACGTTCAAACTTCCCGCCAAAACGTACCAATCCTCTTCGCCACCTCGCTTGAGCATGTTCTCGAAGGCGAGGTGGTAGCAGAGACCCAGGTCCCGCTGCTGCGAATCGGTCAGTTCGCGGGCATCGATGCGACGCTCGACGCCTTGGGCGAGACGCTGGACAAACCGTGCCGGGTTGTACTTGCGACGCGATTTTCGATTTTTGCTTACAGGCATTTTCTTCCCCTTTCGATGAGCGACGGCGTAGAAAAGGCGCGCTCGATAGTCCACCCATAATCTCGAATGCGACACCTAAGCGTTGCATAGGCGATCCCGGTTTCCTTGGCCCAGTCTTTCAAACTCAACCTTTTCCTGTTGAACTCAAAAGTTAGGGAATTGCGCTTGTTCTCGTTTTGCTCTTTGGTGGTTGCCCAGCGACAATTCCCGGGCTCATAGTTGCCATCCACATCTGGGAATCGATCAAGAGTTTTCCCAATCGGTCGCTCTCCCATATCCTCTAGAAAAGCCTCAAATGAATCCCATCGCGCACAAATCGTGATGCCGCGGCCACCGTATTGCGCATAATGCGATTCCTTTTCTTGCAGGCAACGGCGGCGCATGGATTGCCATGATTCGTAAGTTCTTGTGTGGGCTCCAATGCGGGCTTGACCGTGTTTTGTAACGGTCTGCACAAATCGTTCAATGCGCAGACACCCACAAGAATTAGTTCGACCGGATCGCAAATGGCGACCTTGGACCACCGCCTCACGCCCGCATTCGCACCGGCAAAGCCAATGCGCCCGACCTTTGTTTTCGTGCTCGCCAGGGGTTGGAGCGCGCTCGATTACGGTCAATCGGCCGAATTTCTGTCCCGAAATATCACGCGCTCGGCCTGCAGGTTTCTGTGAGCGGGCCATTTATGCGACCTCCAGCGAGAAAAGATCGGATTGCTGATCCAGAACGGCGCTTTTGCAGTTTTCGACCGCCAACTTGAAATAGCTGGATTTCAATTCGCTGCCGATACCACGTCGCCCCATCTTCAGAGCACAGTAAACCTCGCTCCCGATTCCAAGGAAAGGGGTATAAATCAAATCGTTCGGATTGCTCCACAATTCGACGGCGCGCTCAATGACTTCGAGCTGGAGGGGCGAAATATGGCGCTCGTCGTCATTTTCGCGGGCGCTCATGTATTGCAGCGTCTTCGACTGGTTGATATCCATCCAGACGGGAGAGGCATAGCGCTGCCACAGATCGACCGGGAAGCTTTCGTGCGTATGCGTGACCGGCTCCGGGTTCTCGCCAGGCTTGCGCATGATGACGAGATAATCCGCGATGCCTTGGCGGCTCATAGCGCTGTCCTTGCGCAGTTGCTTGTACAGCAGGCCGAGGGCCTTCGTGCGCTGCATGGCGACGACCGGATCTTTGAAAATGCACGTTTCCGAGTGGTAAATGAACCCTGTATCGCCCGGATGCGCCGCAAGATCGGCCTCCATGACATCAACAATGTCTTGCAATTTGACGGCGCGACTAATATCGCCTTCTGCGGCTGCGACATTCGCTCGCTTTGCGATTCGGGTCATGGCTGCATGCAGCTCGGCCGCCTCGTCGTTCAGATGGGCGCGGATGATTTCCCCCCGAAAATCTTTGATTCCAATATAGCCATCGCGAGCTTTACTCGTCGGCAAATTCATGCAATGAATAGCCACCAAGCGGCCGGGCTTCATGATTCGAAATTGCTGCTCGATCAAAAATTTGTAGTGCGCCCAAAACGTCTTGGAATCCGCATTGTTCCCCATGTCGCGCTCGGAGTTCGAAAACACAAAAAGCGACTCAAATGGCGGAGAATAAATCGAGAAGTCGATAGAGTTATCAGGCAACGACTTTGCCAAGTCCACGCAGTCCATGTTGTAAATTGAAAAACGATCATGTATTTCTTGAGCGATACAGTTCACAGTGTGTTCCCCTCATGGAGTTTGCGTTTTGCGTCGAGATAGGCGGCATGCGCCTGTTCTGGCGTGTCGAACATGCCAAGGTGGGTGTTTTTCCCATTGGCGCGAATTTGAGCCGTGAATCGGCCGAGTTGCTTATGTAGATAGACGCCAACGAAACCAGTCTTGTTATTCGATGACGGGCGCCGCTTGTTCTGCATGTTCACAACCCGCGTCACGTCGCGCAGGTTCTCGAAGCGGTTGTCGGTCCGAATGGTGTTCCGATGGTCGACGTCGTTTTCCGGCCAAACGCCAGTCATATAGAACACGGCAAGTCGATGCAGTCGATACCGCTTTCCGTCAATGCTGCATTCCAGATACCCGTGAGAGTCCAGAACGCCGGCTGGCGCGTCCATATTTGCGTTGTTGCTCGTCTTAACGAGGCGATGAAACAACCCGGTTTCAGGGTCATAGTGCATTAGCTCTTTCAGTCGTTCTAGCGTCAGCATTACGCGTACTCCACGTTATCGAGAATCCATGCGGGGATAGTGAGCGGTGTCGTGGGTAAATAAGCCTCCGTTCCGCTCTTTGCGCCTTCGATCTGCTTCTTCGTGATCTCCCGCATAAGGCCGATCATTTCGGCCGCCATCGTGTCGCTCTGCGCCTGCTTGCGGGCGATGTTGTCCTTTACTGCGCCTTCGGTATCTGCCGTGATGATGTGGGCGATGACGCGGCGGCCCTGCCCGAAGCGATAGCAGCGACGCACGGCCTGGTAGTAGGACTCGAAGCTGTCATCCATGCTCGCGAACACCATGCGCCGGCAGACGTGTTGCAGGTTCAGCCCATAACCCATGATCGACGGCTTACTGACGATCACGCGGGCCTCGCCATGAGCGAACGCCATGATGTTTGCCTCCTTCTGTTTGGGCTTCATCGAGCCCGTAACCTCGACCGCGCCAGGGATAGCCTTCGTCAATCGCTCACTTTCTTCGTTCAGGTGGCACCAGACAATGACCGGCTCATCGGTTGAATTCGCGATACTGGCTGCGAGTTCGATACGCTGGTCAATCGTGCTTTTCTTGGCCTCACGGCGTTCGGTCAGGCTCTGCGCGATCATCGTGAAAAGCTGACCTTCGGGCGGCGCGTCGCTTTCGACAACGTGCTCAACCAGTTCAAGCGGAGGCAGGAGATAGCGCGAGCCGTCGAAACCAAGGTCTGCGGGGCTGCGGATGCAGATCGCCCACGTCGCCATCCACTCCCAAAACTTGACCTTACCGTGACCCTTCAGGCGCCAGTTGCCCGTATCGCCGCCGTCATGGGTAAAGAACGTCGACAGCATTTCGACCGAAGTCATGACGCCAAGGAATTCAGCCTGGTTACCGAGTTCCATCCAGTCATTCGGGCTAGGCGTCGCCGTGCACGAGAGCTTGTAGGGCGTGCGACGAAAAGCCTCCGTGATGAATGCGCGCGTCTTGCTGTTGTGCGCCTTCAGGATCGAGCTTTCGTCCAGCACCACGCCGACGAACGAATCCAGATCGAAGTGCTCCAGCATTTCGTAATTCGTGATCGTGATGCCGTCTTCGACTTCGGAGTCGTGCCGGCAATACTTGATCTCGATGCCAAACTTCGCCGCTTCCTCGACGGTCTGCTGCGCGACGCACAACGGGGCTGCGATGATGACGTTGCCGCCCGTGTGCTCGCAGACGTATTTCGCCCACGTCGTTTGCTGGAGCGTCTTGCCGAGCCCCGTGTCTTCGAAGAGCGCTGCGCGGCCACGCTTCAGCGCCCACTTCACGCAAGCAGCCTGAAAGTCGAACAGCGGGCCGACCGGAACGTCGCAGTCAAAGCCGGTTGATACGTCTAGAAACCCTTTGCTCGCGATGAATTCCTCGTAGCTAATCTTAGCTGTCCTACCCATTGAATTTGTTTCCTGTCCCATGATTCTAGTTACTCCCTTAATCGTCGACCGTATCTTCCAATTCGCCTACGTATGGGTGAGGTATGCCGTGATTCGCGCAGTACACTGCCAGTCCCTTTCCGCACTCTTCCGAGTACCCCGTCCGATGCGCCTGAGCCAGTGACGACAGGTAATGACTGAATTCCGTTGGCGATTCGCGGATCGCATTCTTGACGTGATCCTTCATGCTCTGCTGCCAGTCGTAGTACCAGGCCAGGTACTTCAGGTCTTGCAGGAGTTCGGGGGAGATTCTCATTTTTGCCACCCCGGGCCAGTGGTGAGCGCGCGTTCAATCGTCCAATGGCCTAACCTATATCGAAGGGTTTCCGGATGGACTCCGATTTCTTCTGCCCAGGCCGACATACACTGACGTTTGCCCATGAATTCAATGAACACAGTATCTCGCCGGTTTCGATTTTGAGATTTCCTATCGAGCCAGATGCAGTTTCCCGGCTCGTAGTCGCCGTTATTCTCTTTGCGCTCTATCGTCATGCCCTTAGCGCCGATCCCCATATCGGATATAAAGGCGTTGAAATCGTGCCAACGCTCACAGACCTTTATGCCCCTCGCGCCGTAATCTTTGAATGCCTTGGACTTCTTAGACTCGCATCGTCTAATCATTCCCCGCCAAACGTGGAACATTCTCGTTTCATCCGCGGATCGCCAAACCACCGAATGGGAGATTCGAAACCTGGATACCTCGCGGCGCAGGCACCCGCACGACTTCGATTTTCCGGAACGCAAATCACGAAAATCAATCGTCACTTCGTTGCCGCAAATGCACGCACAAAGCGCCATCCTTCTGGCCTCCCCGGAAGGAAACACCTTTTTCGGCGCGTCTCCCTTGACGGTTAGCCGACCAAAAATCTGTCCATGCGTCATCATCAGAATTCCTCCAGATCGACAGCGGCGCCATCCACGTGATACTTGCGGGGCAACTGGCCACGATTTTCGACGTACTGCATGGACGGACCATCGAACCAAAGGCCGAACACGCCTTCGTAATCGCCGTTGCGCTGCTTCTCAAGCGACAGGTAGCAATCCGGCTCGCCCATCACCAGATCGGCCTCTTCGCGCTTGAGTTTCAGCTTCTCGCTGCCCACCGCTTCCTTGCGCTTGTTGCGCCAAACGATGAACAGGTTGTCGGCGAGGTCGGTGATAGAACCACTGCCCTTGATATCGAACTTGCCGGGGCGGTCGTATTCGCTGCCAGCCTTCTTGACGTGGGCGATCAGGTGAATATGCGCGCCGGTATCCTGGGCGATGGCGGTGAGCGAGTTCACGAAATCTTTCTGCCCGTTGTAATCGTCATCTCCCGGCACGCATTTCATGAGGTTGTCGATCACAAAATGCTGAATGCGGAAGTTCTCGACTGCGTAGCGGACCACGGCCAGCATCTTCTGGGGCTTGACGCTGCCGGTATGGTCATAGAGCCACAGGCGCTCGTCCGTCCAGCTATGCATGGAGCGGATGAATTCCTTGGACGGTCGACCGTCGCCGGCCGCCTGCTTCGCCATGCGGAGCATGGTCTTCTCTGGTTTCATTTCGAGGGAGGCGATGCAGACACGCTGGTTCTGCACGCAGAGGTCAAGTGCGACTTGGCTCGTCAGCATCGAGTTGTGCGTCGGAATCATTGCGCGCGTCGCGAGATACATATGCGATGGCGAATCAACCTCAATGCAGCGCACCGGCACAGACTCCACTCGATCGCAAGCGACGATAAACCGATGCTTTGCGCGATCCGAGATCGTTTTCTGCACGAATTGAGCCTTTCTCGGTAGGCGAAAGACTTGAATGCTCGGCGTGAAAGTGACCCGATACTTCGCGCCGCAATCCTTGCCGTTCAGCGTCGCCCGCCCGCTAATGACCTTCGCCTGAATCCCCAGCGATTGGACAAGTTCAAGTGTTGCCCATGCCAGATCCTTGTTCGTGCTCGTGAATTCACACCGACCATAGCCAGTCACGTGACCATCGGTATCCATCAAACCCTGAAGGAGGGCCAGCCGCTGGCGTTCCGATGCGCGCAGATATACACCGGGGATATGCTTATTGCGAAGAAGGCCGGCGCTACGCAATTTCCCCTGCAATCCGCCAGTCAGACCATAGTGATAGGGGCCGCCGCGCTTCGTCACGTTAATGCCGTTGGCGACCATCTGTTCCACGATGAAATCGTCTGCACTGGTAAGTCCGGCGCCATAACTATCGCCATCGCCCAGCCATACGCCGAGTACGTACGGATCAATCGGGAGGATTGCATCAAGCGTCTTGAGCGATCCGCACACTGGAATGCTGTGTTCAACCTTTCCTTGCCAGCAACCATCGGAAATGATGACGGTCTTGGCAATCTCGCCGGTCGTGCGAATCGCGGGCATTGCACGCTTGTGCGATTGGTCTGTCCCGTGCTTTTGCACCTCGCGACCATCCAACCGCGCATTCCGCTTCGCGTTCCGGTAGCTCTGACGAGCCTTCATCGTGTGGGTCATCCACTCGTGATTCTCGTCGGCGGTGACTTGTGTGCCGTCCGAGAACGTCAGGCGATAACACGGACGGTCGATCATGACCTCGGTGAGCGCAGTCACCTTGCACATTTCGCCGCGCTCGTCGAATACGATGTCGCCTACCCGGATGTCACCCATCGTCGTCCAGCCGCTGATGGTCGGAATCTCGGTGTCGAGACTCAAGGCTTTCCCATGACCGTTTATTCCGCCCCAGATCGTCAGCTCGCTCGGACGCAGCGCGAAGCGGCCTTCGGTCTTTTCCCAGCCAAGTTGCACGTCAGGCATCGTTGAGCGGGTGTACAGGGCGTCAATGACACCTTGCGCCCATTCGCTGGCCGGGCGGATTTTGTGGACGTCTTCCGGCTCCGACATGTAGTCGGAGAGGTTGATCTTTTCCCCGTCGATGATATGCATTCTCAGAACCCCATCTTTACAAATTCACGCGTTTGCCAGGCGAACCACGGAAGCAGTTCGATATTCAGCGACTTCGAGCGGGTGCGGCGCAGCAGTTCGGCAACGTCCATCGGGTAATCGAAATACACCTGCGCCCCAGTCTTGCGATCCACGTCCCACAGCGACAGCGACTTCGGTTGCTCGTTGCGGATCGCCTTCAGTTGCGAGGCAATGGACTGGCCACGGCGCGCGAAGGCGATCAGATCAAGCCCGATGGTCCAGCGCCAGTCGTATTCGACTTCTGGGCGCGCATAGACCGTGAATCCGTTGTCCTGGTTCTCAATGCGGCCAATGAACGACACCAACACCCAGACGGCAGGCTGCTTGCCTTGCTCGCGGAGCGCGGCGATTTGGGATGCGTTAGCGGCCATCACACGTATTTCTCCCCACCGAACTGTTGCGACTTGGCGCCGGACTGGGCCGCCACCCAAGAAGACTCAAATCCACCCCAGCCACGCGTGCAGCAGAGGATCAGGGCGTCGTTCATCGACAAGCCGACTTTCTTCGCCTCCTTGAGAACGCCAGCGAAAGCAGTTTCGGTTGGCTTGAGCTTTTTCCCGGATCGAAGCGTCAACCAGTCCCGAGCGACATTGGGCTCAACGCCCAACGATTCGAGATGCGCCTGCGCATCGAAGCGCGGAGCGCGTGGCTTTGTATCTTCTTCTCTATTCTTCTCTTCTCTTATCTGGGCCGTTTCTGTAACGTTACATGCCTGTTCCTGTAACTGTTTCTGTGCCTCGCGATGCTTGCGAACCCGCTCTGTGCTTGAGTCCGACGGTTTTTGGCGCTTGTCCCATTGAAGGATCTCCCAGCGCTCGCCGATGAACTTTTTCTGCATGAAGAGGGCCTTCGTTTCCGCTAGCTGTGTTTCATCAATTCGCAGCGCGAAACAGATGTCCTGTTCCTGTAACGTTTCAAGGGTGTTACTGCAACGGAAACACATCAGCATGATCAGCCTGCGTTGCATCGCCTCCGACATGCTCTGCACTTTCGGATCAGTGGCGAATTCGTGATACAGGCGGAACCAATCCATTAATGCGCCCCAGTGCTACCCTGCTGTTGAATGACATGTGCCTCGTACTGCTGCAACTTCCTGATCGCATCCCAGGCGTGCCAGCCGAGAACTTGATCCTGCGATTTCGTCATCCGGTGCAGCAGCTCGAAAACATCGCCGAGCAGCGGATGGGTGTGGATGGGTGTATTCGCGTTCATGCTGCCCTCGCCTCCAAGTTCCCCGCCTTGATAGCGGCCAGTTCTGCCGCCGCCTCCAGCAGGCGCTCATACTCGTCACGAGGCATCGGCACGAGCCCCATCGCGTCGCACTCGAACTGAATTGGCGCATACGTGCCGCACAGCTTCATGATTGCGATTCGCTTGTTCATCAGGGCACCAGCATTTGCTAGGTCACCGCTTTCGCCATCTTTTCTTTGCCGCTCGATCCGCCTACGGGAGGTTGGGCGTCGTCTTCGGAATCCATGATCTCGCCCATCGGCTCCCAACCCACCAGCGCGTCGCGGCTAACGCCCGTGATCTGCGCCAACTTGGTACAGTGTTCAGATGGGACGCGGCCGGATTTGCGCCATTGCTGGATGACCTGATATCCGGACAGTCCGAGCTGTCGGGCCATGTCCGACAAGGAATCGAAAAACGCAATCGCGTCTTCGAGCGCCTTGTTCTTCGGCTTGGCTGCGGTGGTGGGCTTTTTCGCTTTCATGAGTACCCATCTTATACAAGTTTCTCTTGCAATGCAAGCGTCTCTTGCATAGCCGCAAGAGTTTCTTGCGGCTAGAATGCGCGACATGACAATCCATCAAAAAATCAAAGAGCTACGCGATAAAAAAGGGCTATCCATGGAAGCCCTGGGGGATGCACTACATCGCGCACCCGGTTCCAGCGAGGAAGATCAAGACACGTATGTAATCTTGTAACCAGATGTAACAAAAGATCCCGGCTCGATGTCCGGGATTTTTTCCGTCCATCAACACAAGATTTGCTTGCAATACAAGAACGCCTTGTATAAGATGAAGTCCATACCAGCACCACACACCCCGCACCGAACCGGAGATAGAGATGACGAAGCACCTGACGCTTCCCGAACAGGGCTACCGCTACCTCATCACGCTCGACCGTCAACGCTACGGCTGGACGCATCCGGCAGAGGTTGCCGAGATGCTGGCGAATGGCTGGGTGGACGTGACGGACCTCAGCGACGAAGAGCTTGTTGAGTTTGTGAAAGCGGCATAACCGGAGAACACCATGTCTACCACTGCCCGCGATTTAGTCCAGTCCCGCACCGACCCCGCCGTAACCCAGCGCACATTGCGCGAGCTGGCAGCGGGATTGATAGCAGCAGGGTGTAGGGCGGATGTGGGGTGTTGAGGTCTGTTCGTAGCGATCAGGTTAAGCCTGATCAGTGCGAATAGCACAAATTTTGCGCAACGGCGCGACGATCCAGTGACAGTGGGTTGGGCTCTTTAACACTGATAGCAGCGATACCAGCCGGCGAGAGCCGGGACTCCGATAGCCCATTGGGTAATAGGAGCGTGGCGCAACCCTCTACCCACGGAATGAAGATCAGAGGCTATCCAGTAACCGCCTGGGCGCCAGATGCGCTTATAGAACGGTTGCTGGATTGAAGAGCGGACACGAGCTTGGAGCCGTCACGGACGGGAGTTGCCAGCAGTGAGCCGCCGCAGTTTTTCGTGAATGGCGTTGTGCGGCGTGGAGAATCGCAGACACGCAGTACTGCACAGGTGAGATTGGGCTAAGTGGAGCGTGCGCCGCAGGAAATGGCGGCGTCTAAAAGGATGCCATCGTGCTACTGAACACGCAGGCGGGTATCAAGTCCCGCGCCCGAAAGGGTTCCGGTTAGGGCCTTAGCAGAAAGTCACCGCTAGATAGCTGGAGTCGCGACCGGCCACAGCGCCATTCACAAAGAACTGCAGCCTTCAAGTGAACGCATTGCATTCCCTGCAAAGTAACTCGGCGTAAGGCCTGCTGGCCCGGAGGATATTAGCCCCGGTTCTTACGGCAGGAAACACCAGTAGAGAGCTTCCATGCATAGCGTAGTGCGTTCTCTTGAGAGTCTGCCCCCGCCGCCAAGCGGCACCTATTCATTGCCGCGAGTTTAGCGGTTAGGAATGCGAAACGGAGAGATTATGAGCGACGAACAAAAGCCGATTCAGGCAATCAAGGGCTTCAACCAAGACATGACCTGCCGAGGCTTCAAGTTCGAGCCGGGCGCTACGTACACGCACGAAGGCGATGCAGTCGCCTGCAAATCCGGCTTTCACGCCATCGAAGGCTATCCGCTGGAAGTTTTCGATTATTACCCGCCCGCGACAAGCCGCTATTTCCATGTTGAACAATCGGGCCAATTTGCGCGGCATAGCGAAGATTCAAAGGTAGCGAGCACGGTTCTGAAGGTCGGCGCGGAAATTAGCCTCGCGGGCCTCATCAAGCTGGCGATCGAATACACAACTTCTCGCTGCAAGCCGATTGATCCCAACTCGCCAGCCTATTCGACGGATGAGAATGGGTTAGCCACGGCAAGCGGCGACAGCGGTGCAGCCACGGCAAGCGGCGACAGCGGTGCAGCCACGGCAAGCGGCTACAACGGTGCAGCCACGGCAAGCGGCAACCGCGGTGCAGCCACGGCAAGCGGCGACAGCGGTGCAGCCACGGCAAGCGGCAACCGCGGTGCAGCCACGGCAAGCGGCGACAGCG